GGTGATGGTGAAAAGACTTTTTACTTGAAGTCAAGAAAGTCGTATGTCCTTAATTCAGGGTGGTTATATGAGTTTGAGAGAACTTTAATTGAGGATTTGATGCAATCCCCATCTGTGTATCTACAAACTCCTGACAATCGTTTATTCCAATGTCACTTGGCTGAGAATGAATTGGAGATTTACAAGAATATCAACGAACAATTATTTTCATATACCTTTAATGTGAGAGTATCCAATAATGAATATAGATTTTAACTATGGCTTTTAATCAATTTAAGATTTACGCAAACAATACAGTATTAGATACTTATGATGACTTCGATATATCGTTGAATTACCAAATTACGGACATCACCGATATTACTTCAAGACAGACATCATTCTCTAAAACGATTGTAATACCTGGTACAAAGATCAATAATGATTTCTTTGAGAACATCTTTGAATTAAATATTGATTTAAGTGTATCTTCATACAACCCAAAGGTTGCAATTCCTTGTTCCATATCCATAGGTGACGAACAAATATTTACAGGGAACTTACAATTACTACAAATCTCCAAAAATCAGGGATTGGTTGAGTATGAGATTGTAATTACAGGTATTCTTAAAAACATTTTATTTAACTTTGGAGATTATTTCTTGAGTGATTTGAATATGAGTGAATACAATCACCAAAGAAATATTACAAACATTGAAAAATCTTGGAACTATGAAATCGTTAAGAATGGTGGATTGGTAGATGCTCAAGGTTTGGGTGAAGGTTATGTTTATCCTTTCATCAATTATGGTAACTCTCAAGATATTGCAACAAATAGTTATGTATACGATCAGTATCCTGCGATTTATGTTAAAACAATTATGGATAAGTTGTTTGGATTTGCTGGTTATTCCTACACATCCAAGTTCTTTGAGACTGATTACTTCAAGTCCCTAATCGTTCCATTTACAAACGACAAACTACAATATTCAGAAGTACAACTATCTGCTCTTACAACAACTGTGGGTGTTAGAAATAATCTACCTGAAGCATCACCATACTTAACTAACCAATATTACGCGTATCAACAAACTGCGGGTATAACAGGTTTTAGAATGATCGCTCCTGTATTGTTCAGGGGAACATCATATAACAACCCAACAAAAAACTATTACTTCCCATTAGAACTTGAAACAGGAACAGTATTGGGAACAACCATGCAAGATCCTGGTAACAGATGGTCTACAATAAACGGATCAAAGTATGTTTGTAATGAAGATGGTTATTACGATTTAGAGTTTGATATGAACTTCATTATGAAGTACATTAGAACTGATGGATTATTGAATACCATTAGATACCAAAGTGGTAATTTTAAATATGGTGCGTCGTTAATGAAACTATCAAATGGGGTCTTAACTACTTTAATTTCAGCACCATCACCAAACTACTATAGTTCAACATTCCAACCTTCATCAGGAACTCATCCTTCGCCTTGGTATGATACGAATACTGAATTAAATATTTCTATGAACCTGTCTAATGTTTATCTATTGGCAGGTGATCAGATTTTAATCAGATTCCAAATATCATACGCATCTGATTTTCAGTGGTTTTTATTACCAGGACCATTATCAAATAGAATATTGGCAGTTCCCCTAATCAAAAATAATATAGGTGGAACTTCAGCAAGTTTATTATCAGTTAAACCATCCTCCAATTTAGTTACAGCACCGAACATTCAGGTGGATATGAATCAAGTTGTACCAGTAATGAAGATGAGAGACTTTTTCTTATCTATCGTTAAGATGTTTAACTTGGTTGTGGCTGACGATCCAAATAAAAGTGGTAATATCCTTATTGATCCAAAAGATATCTTCTATAACTCAAGGAAAAAGATAAAAGATTGGTCTCCATTATTGGATGAGTTCTACGATGTTAAGATTACCCCTATGAGTGAACTTGATGTTAGACAATATAAGTTCAAATATACGGAAGATGATGACTACTACAACAAACAATACACAAACGAAACAAATGAGGTCTATTCCAACTTTGAGGTAGATTTTTTAAATGAGTTCTCAAACGATATTAAAGAGGTTGTTATACCTTTTAGTCCTACTCCTGATACAGATAATTTCATATCTCCAAGAGTAGCACCATTCCTTGCTGACATAGATGGGACAACCACTATGAAACCAAAGAAGAGTAAACCAAGAATATTGTTCTATACTGGTTTGAAGGATGGTAATTTTACTTTAAAGAATACACCAACCTCACCAACAAGCACAACATATACTCAATACCCTTATACAGGTATGTGGGATGATCCATACGATCCTTCTTATGACTTAGGTTGGGGTAAACCACAAAAGATCTATTGGAACGGGGGATTATTCCCAACACAGACCTTAACTCAAATGTGGTGGACTACCACACTAAATGAGTTAGAAGATGTTAATAGTAAATTGGTTGAGGCTTATTTCCACCTTACTCCAAATGAGATGGCAAACTTTGATTTCAGAGATATTATCTTATTGGAGAACAATTACTATAGGGTAAACAAGATCGTTGATTACGACCCTATTTCTGTTGATAAGACAACCAAAGTAGAACTATACAAGATCAGTAATATAGATTTCTTTCCACCATTAAATCAAACTTTACCTGAAAGTGCTTACGATTGTCCTACGGATGTCGTTGCTAAGAAGTTCAAACCTAATGGATATATCTATGTATCCCTATCAGGTCAAGAATTGGGTGAGGATTGTTGTAATCTAATTGGTGGTATTTGGACCAATGGGTATTGTAAAGCTCCTAATAGTGTAAATGGTGGAGTAGGTGTTGGTAATCCTGTGGGATCAACATCATCTTTTAAGAGTGGTGTTGGATCACAAACAGTATCCAAAGCAACTGGTTCATTTAATAACTCACCTGTCTACACAAACAAACCTGTAGAACAGAATAAGAACAACCAATCTATTGATAGTCCTGACGCAATTTCGTTAGGTTTCAACAACTTTGTTCCCAAAGGTAGTGATAATGTTGTCTTGGTTGGTAATAACATCTCTACGACAGAGGATTTAACGAATGTGATCGCTATTGGAAGTAATCAGCAAGTTAGTTCATCAAATAGTTTGTTTGTAAATGGTGTAGTTTTGAATGGTGATAGTTTATCATTAGCATGGTCTTCGGTTTATATTATAGACGCTGGTGAAAATGATGTAATGAACTATGGAAAAACCAATCCAATAGATATTATTGATGGGGGAATAAATAGTGTAAGAGATTTTGGTGGGGATAGTAAAGCCAGACCAATCATAGATGGAAGTGAACCTCCATTTGTAATATAAAAACGATTTCAAAATAAAAATATTTAGAATAAAAAATGGCGGATAAGATAGAATATAGTAGGTTGTTGATGAAGAGATCAACCCAATCGGGTGAAGTCCCTACAGTCCCACCAATTACGGCAGTTACATTAAATCAATTTACTCCAACAGATGTATTTGTTGGTGAGTTTTTCTTAAATGCTGTAGATGATCTATTATGGATTAGAACAGATAATGGTATTTTACCAATTGCTTTATCAGGTTCAACAGGATCTACAGGTAATCAAACCCTAACTCAAGTATTATTTCAGGGTAATGTAACAAACGGATATAATATTGAAGTATCTTCAGGTGATACCATTGTGTTTAATGGATTACAAACAGGATCAACAAGTAATCTTTTGGGTATTGATGTTTCAGGTAATACAATTGTAGTTACAGGTGGGACATCAGGATCAGGTAGTTCAGGAACTTCAGGGACATCAGGTACTAGTGGATCTTCAGGATCTAATGGAACATCAGGAACTAGTGGTGTGAATGGAACTAATGGAAGTAGTGGAACTTCAGGAATTAGTGGTTTAGGACTATTTCTACCATTATCAGGTGGAACTGTAACAGGTGATACAACATTTACAGAAAAACTATTTTTAACAAATCTGACTAGTGGTGGATCTTCCACATATCTTACTGTAGATAGTGATACAGGACAAGTTTATACCGCAACAGGAACCGGTGGTTTAGGTAGTAGTGGAACTTCAGGGACATCTGGTTTATCAGGTGTAAATGGAACTAATGGAACATCAGGAACAAGTGGAGGTAGTGGATCATCAGGTACTTCAGGTGTAAGTGGAACTAATGGAACATCAGGAACAAGTGGATCTAGTGGGACAAGTGGAGTTAATGGAACTTCAGGAACTAATGGTAGTTCAGGAACAAGCGGATCTTCGGGTTCAAGTGGAAATCCATTAACAGTGTATAATGCATCGTCAGGTGTAACTGCAACGAATGTAACAGGAATGACCTTTAGTGGGGCTTCCGTTATTGCAAGTGGTCAAAATGTAACAATAATAGTAACAGGTTCAACCGATAATTATGTTCCTTATAACTTAGCAATTCCATTAAATACAAGTGGTAATGTAACTCGTTATATTTCCCCAATCAATTTTGAATTGAGTGATGTAAAGGCTAATGTATTTCCTGCACCAGGTGCTGAGAATCTTGAGATTACAATTTCAAAAAATGGAGTTCCAATATTTGGTAGTGGAACAAGTGTCGTAATAAATTCAGGTCAAACAACAAATCAATCACAAGACCCATATATTCTTACAGGAACGACATTTAATGAGTGGGATAGTATAACCATATCAGCATCTACTTTTAGTGGTGCTACGATCCTTTATTTGAATGGATGTCAGGAAGAAAGTTGTACAGGTGTTTATCCAACTCCTACACCAACACCTACTCCAACTCCAACACCTTCTGGTGATACAGATGCAACGGCTTATTTAAATGCTGTAATTGCGGCAGGAGGAACAGTTAACTCAACAATTACAGGAGCGGTTCAAACTTTATTTACTCAATTAAAAGCTCAAGGATTATATACTAAATTATCAGTATTTTATCCATTTGTTGGTGGAACTGCGGCATCTCACGCAATAATGGGTAATAGAACTTCAGGAACTACCTATGATATAACTTGGGGTGGTGGAATGACCCATAGTGTTAGTGGTATTACAGGTACTGGAAGTGGAACTTCTTATGGTACTACAAACTTCTTTAGTAATTCACAAACATTAGGAGATAGACACTATAGTTTATATTCATTTATCAATGATGCATATCCGGCTTATGACTTAGCGGTTGAAGGTGATAATGGTATAATCTTAGGATTTGGTGGTAATGAATTTTATCCGTTATTAGACTCAACAAGTTATTTTAACTATAGTGCGAGTGATACTATGGGTATGTATGTTGTAACTGAAACTACATTAAATAACCATTACGGATATAAGAATGGAACTCAAGTAGCATTTGCTGTTAGAACATCAGCTAGTTATAATAGACCATTTGATATTGGAGCAGTAAATAGACTTGGTTTATCACCAGAGCACGGAGCAACATCAAAGAGAGGATATAACTGGGCAAGTATTGGATTTGGTTTAACATCAGGTGACACTGCAAACTTATCAACTATTATAAACACATTTGAAACTACATTAAGTAGAAATACATATTAGATTATGCCAATTAAGGATTGTCAAGATAACGGAAAACCAGGTCTAAAATGGGGAGATAGTGGGAAATGTTATACCTACACCCCCAAAGATGAGAGATCAAGAAATAAAGCAAAGAAATCTGCAATCATTCAAGGTATTGCCGTAGGTGATTTCGCTGAGATTGGTGAAAAAGGAGGAATTAAGAAATCAGATAAGGCACCAAAGAGTGATACTCCAAATCCCAATCCAAAAGGTGAGGGAACCGCTAAGGGATCAGCAGGAACTCAAAGAGGAGCTGAAGTATCTAAAGCGGTAGAAGAGAACCTACAGAAGAAATCTGATGAGTTCAACGAAAGATATAAAGACAAACTTGGTTATGGTGTAAATCTTGGTATGTTAAAATCTGTGTATCAAAGAGGACTTGGAGCATATAATGTTTCACATTCACCAGCAGTTAAATCGGCAGGTCAGTGGGCTAGTGCAAGAGTGAATGCGTTTCTATACTTAGTTAGAACAGGAAGACCTGAGAATAAAAAATATACAGGTGATAATGATTTACTACCAAAGAAACATCCTAAAAACAATTAATGGATGTGGTAAATAAGTTTTGCTTCTAAATATGCAATTCTTGCTTCTTCTTTAGTATCAAATCTACCTAAGTGTATTTTTTTACCATCAACCTGAATATGAGCTCTCCATCTATTAGTTTGTTTATCAAGGTAATAACCTTTGGCATTTGTATTGAAGGAATTTTTTTGGGTGTTAGATATTCTTAGATTGATAATACGATTGTCTGTCTTATCCCTATTGATGTGATCTAACATTTCAAAATCTACATTACCATATGTACAATAATAAGCGTAGTGATGTGCACTCAAATAACCTTGAAATGACTTAGTATCCCTGATAAGAACATATCCTTTACCCCCTACCCTTTTGACTTCTTTATTTTTATCATTAAATACTTTACCAGTTTCAAGGTTATATGTGTAACCTTTTGATTTTATTATTTCACATTTCTCCAATCTTGTCATACTATAAATGTAGTAAAAACAGATAATAAAAACAAATATTTACATTAAAAGTATTCTATGGCTACGACCGCACAAGTAAATATAAATATAAATGCCCAATCCGCCAATAAAACTGTAGATCAGTTAAACAAATCTATAAACGCTGCGGGTGGATCAGCGGCTTCACTGAAGGCAGAATTACGAAAAACCGTACAAGAACTACAAAGTTTACAGCCAGGAACTGCAAGGTTTCAGGAATTATCACTTCGTGCAGGTGAGTTAAGAGATCAAATTGCTGATACAAACGCAGTTGTAGGTCAATTAGCAGGTAATTTAACCGAAAGATTGGTTCGTGGTATTACAGGTGTTGTATCTGTAGGGGTTGCTGGTTTTCAAACACTTGCTGCAGGAGCGGCATTATTTGGAAGTGAGAATGAAGAACTTCAAAAGACGATGGTTCGTCTTCAAGCCTTACTTAACTTATCCCAAGCAATTGAGACATTTGCTGGTTTGGATCAAAAGTTAGTAGAGATCAGGGCATCATTTCAATCTTTAACAGTTGCAACCCAAGCTCAAACTGTGGCAACAGCTGAAGATGCGATAGTAACTGAAGGAGCTGTGGTGGCTACGACAGCATGGGGAACGGCGATGAAAGCTCTACCTATTATTGCAATTGTTGCGGCTCTTGGAACTTTGGTATATGGTTTATACCAATACGCAACCGCTAATGAAGAAGCCGAAAAACAAGAAGAAAAAAGAAAAAAGACACTTGAGAACTTAAAGAAACAAGAGGAGGAAAGAGTCAAAACAATCGGTAAGGAAAGTGGTGCTTATGTTGGTCTTATTACTCAATTAAAAGCGACCAATGCTGGTTCTGTTGAAAGGGAAAAATTGATTAAATCAATCAATACAACCTACAACACAACTCTTAAGAATTTAACTGATGAGGCAGCATTCCAAAAACAACTCAATTTTGAGGTTGCCAGTTATATTGCATACCAAAGAGCAAGATTTACTTTAGACAAAAACCAAAACTTAATAAATGAAAATCTTTCTAAACAAGAAGAAAGTAGAACCAAGATAGCAAAGGCTCGTGCTGAAGCTCAAGAATTAGTTGATGCTGGTATTAGAAAAAGTGTTGGGGATGCTTTGTCTTATCGTCAAGATTTAAGAGAAACAATTGCAAGAGAAGAAGCCGCTTTAGAAGCCGCTGAAAAAAGATTATTGAGTTATGGTAAGGTAAGTGCTGATGTATCCAAAGTTATTGCTGAAATAGAAGGGACTACAGGTAAATATAATACCACCCTTAAAGATAATTCAGACAGCACAAAGGATGCAACTGACGCAAACAATGCCTACGATCAAATCTTAAAACAAATACAACAGACACAAGAGGAAAACAAGAAACAAGAAGATGAACTCTATGTGAAGAGATTGGAAATATTTGATAAGACAAAAGATAGTATTGAGGAACAACAAAAATTAAGGGAAGAAGCCGCAATTAAGGAGTTTGAAGCTGTTAGGATTTCTATTGAAAAAGAAGTTACCGAACAAAAGAAAAAAACAGAACTCTTAAGATTGAATGAGGCGAATATGACCAAATACTTTCAAATTGAAAATGAAAGAAGGGTTTTAGACATTCAAGCTTCCACACTCAAAATTATTGATGAAAATAAAAAAAGATTTGAGTATCTAAAATTAGAAGAGGAAGCCCTACAAAAAGAAATTAGATTTGGTGATGGTAATACAAGTGATACTAAATTATCTTTAAGAAAGATTGAGTTAGATAATTTAGCAGCTTATACGGAGGAAACCTTGAATATGGCAAAATACCAAAATAGAATTGATCTTGAGGAATATCAAAGATTGTTATTGGAAAGAAGAGATTATCTTAAACAAGCCGCAGAGGTTGAGAGAGATGATAAAATTGCGATAGCACAAGCTGACTTAGAAAGACAACTTGAATTGGAAAAAGCAAGATTGGAAGCAAGTGGTCTTTTATCCGTTGAATTAGTTAAGAATGAAAGAGGTATCTATGAAAGTAGAATTAGTATTAAAGAAGGGGAAATAAAAGAAATTGCCGCTTTAGATAAAAAAGTTATTGATGATAAACTACTCCAATTTGATATTGAGATTGACAATCAACAAAAAAAGGTAGATAAAGAATTAGATACTCAAAAAAAGGGAGACGAATTAAAAACACTTAATACTTTAAAGGCAGAACAGGCACTTTTTGAGCAAAAGGTTTTGATCGCAACTAACACAAGTAATGCGTTAATACAAGAAGAAAAAAACTTAAATCAAGCAAGTATCAACCTAACTGAAGAATTAGCAACCAAACAAAATCAAATATGGACTGATTACACAAATGGTATTGTTGCTTTAGAAAAGAAAACTGATGAGGAAATATATGATGAGAAGATCGCAAGATTTGATGATTATCTTACCTATATCTCCAACGCTGTAAGTGAGGCTTCTAACCTGATTTCACAATTTGCTAAACAACAGAATGATATTGCAACACAACAACTTAATGATCAAATTGCTTTAGATAGAGCAAGGATTGAAAGTCAGTATGCGGCAGCCCTTATATCAAGAGAACAATTTGATAATGAGATCGCCCAATTAGAACAAAGACAACAACAGGATCAGTTGGCGTTAGATAGAAAGAACTTTAGAACTGAGAAAGCCCTAAGTATTGCGGGAGCAACTATAGATGGAGCACGAGCTGTATTAGGAGCGTTTGCGGGGACTCAAGGTGGAATTATAGTTAGATCCTTAGCAGCAGCACTCGCAGGAGTATTTGCCGCAACCCAAATCGCTCTAATCGCAAGACAGGAGTTCAAAGCCGCAACAGGTGGTATTGTTCCTGGTATGGGATCAGGACAAATTGATAGTGTCCCTGCGACATTAGCACCAGGTGAGGCTGTAATCAACTCAAGTTCAACACAAGCATTCTTACCACTTCTATCAGCAATAAACGAAGTAGGTGGTGGAAAGTCATTTGTTCCTGATCTACCAGCAGTAAATGAGGGACAGAGATTTGCTCCAATCTTCGCAGATAATGCAAGAGACAGAGAACCGATCAGAGCTTATGTTGTGGAGAGTGATATTAGTACTGCACAAAAACGAGTGAATAGAATTGAGAGATCAACAAAGTTCTAATCAACAAAAAATTAAAAAAGATATTTAACCATATGGAAGAACCAATATTGTATTTAGATTTTGATGAAAATGCGATGGATGAAGGCATGGAGGTTTTATCCTTTGTGGATAGACCAGCAACTGAGATCAAATGGGCGATGTTCCAAGAAGTAGAACAATCGTATAATGATTATCCCGTTAGAGCACAAGAAAACGCGTGTAGAGCATTAACATATAAAGAGAAAAACCCTGATATAGATTGTGGAACAAGAGTAGGTTGGGCAAGAGCAAACCAACTTTGTAATAGACGAAGCATCAGTATTGAAACGATCGCTCGTATGGCAAGTTTCGCAAGACATCTTCAACACAAAGACATTCCTTACGACAAAGGTTGTGGAGGTCTGATGGTTGATGCATGGGGAGGTGAAGAAGGAATTAGATGGGCTATTCGTAAAATGGAACAGATCAACAACCAACTCCGTTTATCTACATTATCTAATCTTAATTTCCAAGAATATAACGAAGAAAAAAGAATGGTTACAGCACCTGTGATGTTAGCTGAGACCAAGATCCCAAGATTTAGTCCACAATTAGGTAAATACTATGTGAAGTTCACTAAGGAAACGATTGAAAAGATGATGAAGAAATACTTTAAGGAAAACAAGATCCATAAGGTAAATGTGAATCACGACAGCAAACAACAAAAAGAAAAGATCTATATGATGGAGAGTTATATTGTTGGTGATAGAACCACCAGTAATGTATTCCCTGATCTACCTGAAGGTTCTTGGGTTGCTACATTCTATGTAGACAACGATGAGGTATGGAAAGAAATTAAAGAGGGAACATATAATGGGTTTTCACTTGAAGGTTATTTCATTGAAAAGTACGAAGATGAGATGATTGAAAAAGTTGAGGAACAATTAAAATCAATCTTGAACTCCAAAGACGCTGACGAAACCAAAGAACAAAAGATTAAAAACTTATTGAATATAGCATGAAACATTATCTGATGGTATTTATGGCTTTTGTAAGTCCATTACTCCCACTGGCATTACTTATATCACTCTTTTCTGTGTTAGACACATTTGTAGGTAGATGGTATGCCAGAAGTATAGGAGAAGAAATTACTTCAAGAAAGACCAGAGTTGGTCTTACAAATAAACTGATGATTTATTTTACTGTGTTGATCGTAACATATTTGATAGATCGGTTTATTATCAACGAGATTATGAGAAATTACATTTGGTTTGATTGGGCTTTTACCAAGTTCTTTGCATCACTTTTAATTTGGATTGAATACACAAGTATTGATGAGAAAATTAAGTGGGTTAAGGGTAAAGGACTTACGGATAGAGTAGTAGATTTTGGAAAATCCCTAAAGAGAATTGTGGGGTTTACAAAGGACTTAAACCCAAAAAACTGAATCGTATTAAACAAAAAATAAACTAATATAATTAAATGTGTATTATGAGCAAAACAAGTAACATTATAGCCAAAATCAAAGAACTTTTCGCAGAAGAAAAGATGGCTACAGATTACACAGCAGCAACAGGAGAGATTATCCGTTGTCTTGGTGATGGATTAAAGGTTGGTGAGAAGGTTGTACAAATTGCAGCTGAAAAAGAAGCATCACTACCTGATGGAAATTACCTTTTAGATAATGGTAAATCAATTACAGTAGCCGCTGGTGAGATCAAAGAAATAAACGAGTATAACGCTGAAAACAAACCAAACGAAATCTATATGGAAAAAGATATGGAAATGGGAATGGGCGAAGACAAAATGGCTGAATACAAAAACGAAATCGCATCCAAATTGATGGATGGTACTGAAGTGAAAATCCTTTCTAAAGGTGATGCACTTTCTGTAGGTGATGAAGTTATGGTAAAAGATGCTGAAGGTAATTTCGTACCAGCTCCTGAAGGAAAACACGAATTGGAAGGTGGATTAGTAATCTACACAGATGTTAAAGGATTTATCAACGAACTTGAGACTAAAGAAACTGAAGAGGAAGACGACAGAGAAGAAGAAATGAAAACTATGTTCGAAGCCGTTTCAACCATGAAGTCTATTGTTGATGAATTAAAATCTACAATCTCTGATTTGAAAAATGAGAATAAAGAATTGAAAGAAAGATTCAATAAGTTTGCTGCTGAACCATCAGTAGAAACTATAACAAAGAAAACTGAAAATTTATCTAAAACTGCAAAGAAAGAAGATAAATTGAAATTTTTCGGAGGTAAATAAACATAAACTAATAAAAAATAAGAAAAAATGAGTTTAAATGTAAACGGGCTTACTGCCTATGTTGATCAGGAGAGAATGAATTTGATCAAGAAAATGATCTTAGGAGGTCGTTCTACTCGTTTCCTTACTGTACAGCCAGATATTAAATCAGCTGCTTCTATCAACTTGTTGTCTTCTCAATTAGTTGCACAAGCTGGTGGTTGTGGTTTCACTGACGCAGGGCAAACGATCTTAACACAAAACACTTTGAATGTATGTCCATTGAAAGTTAACGAATCAATTTGTATTGACACACTTGAGCAATACTACACACAAGCTATGTTAGCACCAGGATCTTACGATACTGACTTCGGATTCGAGCAATTATACGCTGAAGAGAAAGTTTCTCAAATCAGTTCATTAATTGACACTTTAATCTGGCAAGGTAACACATCTTTAACAGGACAAACAGGTCTTTGTGACGGATTCATCACTTTGGCTAACAGTACTTACTCAGCTTCTACAGTTGATGGTAATGTATCAAACGCTACTGCAATTACTGCATCTAACATCATCGCTTTAGTTGATGACGCTGTGAATGTAATTCCTGCTAACATCATTGATATGGATGACTTATATTGTTATGTAGGTTATGACTTCTATAGAACTTACGCAACTGCATTGAGAAACGCGAACTTATTCGCTTACACAGGAGCTGAGGATCAAGGAGAGTCATTCTCACAGATGGTACCAGGTACTAATGTAAGATTGATCGCAGTTAAAGGATTGAACGGAACTAACAAGTTCTTCATCTCTTCTAAGTCTAACATGTACTTCGGTACTGACTTATTGAATGACTACGAGAACCTTGAGATCTTCTACTCTATGGACTTCCAAGAAGTTAGAGTTGTAGCAAAATGGAAATCAGGTGTTAACGCAGCATTCTGGGACTATGTAGTATACTTCAAACTGTAATCTACCCAAACTAATTTAGGGGGGTGTTAAAACCCCCTTATAAAAAAATAAACTAAATAAAAAAATTAAAATATGTCTTTTTCTTGTAATTTAACAGACGGTTACATTTTAGGCTGTAGTTCTATAGGTGGGGTTGAGCAGGTTTATGTTGGCGAATGGGTTGAAAATATCCAATACGCTACAAATAGTTGCGGACAAATCACAGGTATTACAACTACAGGTCTTACAGTATACCAATTCGAACAGGATATCGAGCATGCTGGTTTAGTTCAAACGGGAAATTATTCTCGTGAGAATGGTACAGTATTCTACGATAGCCAATTATCTATGAAACTAATTGGTCTTGACTGTAATGTTAGAAACCGAATGATCGAACTTGGTAGAGCACCACTTTTCGCAGTAGTTAAATCTAACGCTGGTGATTGGTACTTCTTAGGTATCGAGTCAGCTGGTAGAGCTTCTGCTGGTGACGCTTCAGTTGGAACTCTTCTTGGAGATATGAATGGTCTTAACCAAACTATCCAGTGGAAATCTGCTAATGGTGCGTTCTTAATGAACGGATCTTTGGTTGGTACTACAATCACAGTAGCTTAATCTACTTCAGGTCTTTTGACCTTCTTTATAGAAGCCCCCTGATGGATTTCAGGGGGTTTTTTATTTCCTATACTGTGATCAACACATAAAGGGAGAAACAGATTGTTACGATTGCGATAATCCCTTGTAGAAGAGCCATTACTTCTTTAGCGGTTTGATCGTTTTGTTGTACTGGTTTGTTGTTTTGATTTTCCATCTTGTTTATGTTTTAAGGGGTTTGTTTTACAAATATAACTACTTTTCTTGGATCTACCAAAGGTTTTTCAATACTTTAATCCAAGTCTTTTTAATTCTTCAATAACATCTTCAGGTGTTTCATAGAAAGCATCATTCAATACATAAAATACACCACCATCTTTTCTTTCCAATTCTTTGTATTTTATTTCATAATAGAAATGTTCTATTGTATTACCTATTTGGACGGATTTCAATCCCATAAATCCATCTGAATCTCTATTAAAGATAAACTTACCCTCATCCCAAATTGGACTTATTCTCCATATTTTGGACAATTCCATAAAGTAATTTTGAATTTTTGTATCCATAACTAATCTCCTTTGTATTTTCCGTATTCTTTATAAGCTTCAGCCGTCAAAGAACTTTCACCTGTATATACAGGAGTTTGTTTTAAGAATGTGCCCATCTTAACATTGATTTGGATGAGCTCATCAGTTGTTTTACCACGAAGTAATGGTTTGATATCATCCTCAGTTGTAGAGTTCGTTACATCCATTAAAAATTGGTAAGCTTCATCTTGTCTTTCCATTCTTGAATCTGTCAACATTCCCATCGTGCCACGGATAAGGGTATTTTTAAAAATCATTTCTTGTCTGTCCATATCTTAATTGTTTCTACAAAGATACAAATTTATTTCAAAACACAATACAATAAAACAAAAAAAGTAAAAAAATATTTAGTTATGATGATTACAATACCTAACTATCAGACAAGCTTGACGCCTTTTACCTTATTGGAGAAGACGACATTTCCTTTATCGGCAACTACATATATCCTTGAGTTGTATTCAAACCAACTTCATAGTGATACACTTTTGTTTTTGACTGGAGAAACTTCACCAAATATTAACAGGTGGAATTGGTTCCCAATCAATTTAACTCCTTATAACTTAGTTCCAGGGACTTATGATTATAAGGTATGGCAAACAACGGGAAGTACTCTGTCAGTGTCTGCATTAACGACTAATGATGTTGTTGAGACAGGTTTGGCCACGATAACGGGATCAGGATCTACTACACCAGATGTGTACAACGCTCCTGCTAACACACAAATAAGATATGTATTTGAATAATTATGGAAGCAAGTAAAACTAACGAACAAGAACAAACTAAAGGGGTATCAGCAAAAGTTTTTACCTTTAACGAAGCCTATGTCGCTCCGATCTATACATTCCAAAAGAAGGGTGATTATCACTTCCTATCATTTGGGGTTGATAACTTATATCCATTATTATTGTTGAATTTATACAATAACTATGGTTCACCACTTCATAGAGCGATTATCAACAAGAAAACGAAAATGATTGCAGGTTTTGGATACAAAGATCTTCAAGACGAGAAGTTAAAAGAGTGGGCTAAAAGAAATAACCTTGAAAGATTATTATTGTATCTGGCAAAAGATTTTATGATCTATGGTGGATTTGCCATAGAAATCATTTGGAACCGTGAGGGGACTTCTTTTGATATGAAATACCTACCAATTCACACACTTCGTATTGGATTAAAAGATAATGAGGATGAACAAGATTATTATTGGTATTCAAAAGATTGGGGTCAGTATAAAAAAGATGAGTACAAACCTGAATACATCAAACAATTTGATCCACAAGACAGAACAGGAAGACAAGCTTTGTATTACATAGATCCAAACCCATCTGCAACTGAACTATATCCAATTCCTGAGTACGCTACAGCTCTTAATTACATAGATTTGGATTATCAAGTAGGTGTGTATCACTTAAATCAAGTAAGACAATCGTACATGCCGAGTTACATACTCAATTTTAGTACTGGTATACCTTCAATTGATGAACAAAATCAATTCTTTAGATCATTCCAAGCTAACTTTATGGGAGCCCAGAACGCTGGTAAGATTATGATCACGTACTCGGATGGGGGTGATCAAAAACCTGAGATCCTTGCTATACCTGATAACGGATCTGATGAAAGATTCATTATGTTACAGGGAATGGTTGAGAAACAAATCACACAAGCACACGAATTTCCAATTCAATTGGTTTCAGTAACACCTGGTTCTCTTGGATCACAGGATGAAAGAAAAGAACTTATGATGGAGGTTCAAACTTATTTTATTGCAATTAAACAAAACCAAATGGAGGAGGCAATTAATGGTGTTTTAGAGACCATAGGATTCACAGAACCTATTATCTTTAATGATTACACCGTTGCTGATACAACAGGAGTTCTAACAAGAGGTGAAGAACCAATTCAAATCGCAGATAGTATTGTGGATACAGGGAATACTTCATTACCATACGGATCTGTATAACACAAAATGAGATAAACAATATTTAAATTAAAACATTATGAGTTACAATCCGGTAGTATATTTTATATCTCAAGA